AAGCTCCAGCAGTTGAAGCAGCAGCAGTCGAAGCGGCTCGCCCAACAGTTGCAGCATCACATTACGTCAAGGAGCGCACTGCTCCAATCACATCTGCTCAGTACCTTGAGGCTTCAATCAAGGCTGCCATGGGCGATGACTCAGCACGTCGTACAGTTCTTGCAGCTGACGACTCAACATCTACAAACACAGGTCTTACACTTCCTCAGCACCTTAACGAGTTCGTAACAACAACTTTCACAGGTCGCCCAGCATTCGAGGCAGTAACTCGTTCAGCACTTCCAGCTGCAGGAATGTCTTTCACAATTCCTAAGCTCGGAACTGCTCCAACAGTTGCAGACACAGACGAAGGTGCAGCTCCTTCTGAGACAGGTATGACTTCTACATACGACACAGTAACCGTCAATAAATTTGCCGGGCTAAATCGCATTAGCTGGGAACTCATAGACCGATCTTCGCCGGCCTTTATGGATTTGCTTATGGTCGAGTTACGGAAGGCGTACGAGAAGGCAACAGACTCTGCACTCATCGCAGCGTTTACCGCTTCTGGTACACAGGCAACAGCAGTTGCAGCTACAGCAGCAGGACTTCAGAGCTTTATCGCTACAGAAGCAGCAGCAGCTTACAAGGCAACAGGTGGAGACTACGCTAACAAGCTCGTCGCATCTACAGACCAGTGGGCAGCTATCTCAGGATACGCAGACACAACAGGTCGCGCACTTTACTCAGCACAAGGCCCAACATACAACGCTTCTGGCGCAGTAGTTCCTACTTCTGTAATGGGTAACGTTCTTGGTACATCACTCATCGTAGATCACAACATTGCTACATCTGGCATCGTTGATGAGTCTGCATTCCTCGTAGCACCTGGCTCTGTACAGGTCTGGGAGTCACCAACAACACAACTCCGCTTGAACGTTCTTACTTCAGGCGAGTTGGAAATCGCTCTCTACGGATACCTCGCAATCGGCGTCCTCAAGGGCGGAGCAGGCGTACGCCGCTTCAACCTCGTTTAATCGAGACACATTAGAACGGCCGGGGGCGAGTGCCCTTCTCGCTCCCGGCTCTTATGAAAGGATAAAGAATGTCACTATGCACAGTTAGCGAGCTTCGCACTGCTCTCGGTGTTGGCACTCTTTATGCAGACGCAACACTTCAGGAAGTATGCGACGCTGCTGATAATGTCCTATTGCCTTTCATATGGGCTAACACTTCTTTCGCAATCGGTCACTCAAATGACGGCAATGTTGGAACATTATTCTTCGAGGAGAATGTTCAGAATACTTTTTACATTGGCCAGACTATTGTCGTAACAGGTGGCGGGGCACACTTCAACGGATCTCACACAATCCTTACAGTCGGTGAGCATTCCGTGACAATCACAACTGACCACCTTACAGATACGCCTTACCACCCTTACAATCCTTACGCAGTCGTAGCAGCATCTACCTACCTAGACCCTGCAACAGTGCCAGCAATTCAAGAGGCTGCGTTAATGGTAAGCATCGACATCTGGCAGAGCCGTCAAGCTCCATCTTCCGGTGGCGTATCTATCGACGGTTACACACCTAGCCCATACCGCATGGGTAATACTCTTATGGCTCGCGTTCGTGGCTTACTAGCGCCTTACCTAGACCCTCGTTCAATGGTGGGCTAATGACTGCCATAACAACCCTCAGAGCCTCAATAGCGGCATCTCTCGTAGATAACTCGCTTTACTCAGTATTCTCTTTCCCACCTGCTACTCCTATTGCCAACTCAGTTATCGTGACTCCAGCAGATCCATACATCGAGCCAAGCAATAACCAAGAAGCCAGCATCTCGCCTATGGCTAACTTTAAAATTTCGGTTCTAGTGCCACTGCTGGACAACGAGGGCAACCTCAATGGCATCGAGACTATGGTCGTGGCAGTATGGAACAAGCTAGCGGCATCTTCTATTAAGTACCGCATCGGGTCAGTCAGCGCGCCAAGCGTGTTGTCTATCCCCTCAGGAGACTTGCTGACCTGCGACATTGCAGTCAGCACCCTAACGGAATGGAGCTAATCGAATGGACGATTGGACAAAGGAGCAAGCCGATTTCCTTCGCAAAATCGGTCAGCTACCACCAGCAGCACCAGCACCAAAACCAACTACAAAGAAAGATGAGGAATAAGCCGTGGCAGTATTTCTGAACAATGGCGTGTCTGTAACGGTCAATTCTGTTGATCTCTCAGACCATGTAACAGCAGTAACAATCAACCGCACATTCGATGAACTAGAAGTAACTGCAATGGGCGATTCAGGTCACAAGTTCGTTAAGGGCTTGGAAGCATCTTCTATCACTATCGATTTTCTTAACGATACCGCTACAGGTGAAGTTCTCCAGACACTTCAGGCTGCATGGGGTACAAACGTCACTGTAGTCGTTAAGCAGAACTCAGGCGCAGTCTCAGCTACTAACCCTAGCTATACAATGACTTGCCTTGTAAACAACACTACAGACATCAACGGTTCAGTAGCAGACCTCTCAACACAGTCTGTAACTTGGAACGTATCAGGTACAATCGCTATCGCGACTGCATAACTTAAAAAACAAAGGGGCAAAACATGGCAAAGCTAAAAGTAACAAGGGCAGACAACTCCGTACAAGAGTTCGAAATTACTCCGCTCATCGAGTATTCGTTCGAGCAATTTGCCAAGAAGGGCTTTCACAAGGCGCTGATAGAAGACCAGAAGCAATCTGACGTCTATTGGCTCTGTTGGGAAGCAATCCGTCGCTCAGGGGAAACCGTACCGCCATTCGGGGAAAAGTTCCTAGAGACAATTAAAGGGGTCGAGGTCTTAGAGTCTGACCCTTTAGGCTAGACCGGAACTCCGTTACTTATACGGCGACTAGATTGTCGTATGAGTACGGAGTACCGTTCGAGTCAATAGTGAACCTTAGCCCTATGGCATTCAAGGCTCACATCCAAGTATTAAATGATCTAGCGAAGGAGCGAGAGAATGCCAGTCGAGGTAAAGGGCGCAATCGCATTGCGTAAAGCCCTTCGCCAATTCGAACCTGACCTCGCTAAAGAGACAACCAAAGAGATTAGCAGTTTTCTCAAGCCAGTAGTTAAGAACGCTAGGGGTTTCCTTCCGTCCAATGAGGAAGCCCCTAGTGGCTGGCTAAAGCGTCCTAATCAGGGCGGTCGTTGGGCTAATCGTTCTTATGATGCAGCAGAAGCTCGTCGTGGTGTTACATTCAAGTCCACACCTTCTAAGCCTAATCGTAATGGTTTTAGATCATTAGCTACAATCTTCAACAAGTCTGCTGCAGGTGCTATCTATGAGACTGCAGGACGTAAGTCGGGAATCACAGGCAACTTCACTCCTCACCTCGGCGGACAACTTAAAGGCAAAGGTCAAAAGGGAACAGGTCGCGTCATCTTCCGCGCAGTTCAAGAAGACGAAGGAAAAGCAAGGGCACATATTCTTAAGGCAGTTGAAAAGGCTGCAGACAAGCTAAACGCTAGGAGCAAGGCAGCATGAGTATCCTAATCAACCTAGCAGCAGAGTTCACAGGCAAGAAGGCTTTTAAGGAAGCTGACACCGCAATCGGCCGTATGGAGAAGTCCACTAAGCAACTTGCTAAAACACTCGGCGTTACTCTTTCGGCAGCAGCTATTGGCGCATACGGAAAGGCAGCGGTTAAGGCTTTTGCAGAAGATGAAGCTGCAACGATTCGCCTTACCAATGCAGTCAATAACCTTGGCTTCGCTTTTGCTAATTCTGACATAACCAAGTTTATTGCCGGACTTGAGGCAACTGCCGGAATTGCAGACGATAAGCTACGCCCAGCGTTTCAGGCTTTGCTTACGACTACCAAGGATTTAAATGCGTCCTACAAGCTACTCAATGACGCCATAGCAATCTCGCGAGGCTCTGGGGTCGATTTAGCCACCGTAGCGCAGGACTTAGCAAACGGTTACACAGGGGTTACTCGTGGTCTTCGTAAGTACAACACAGGGCTGACACAGGCAGAGTTAAAGTCTAAGAGCTTTGCTGACATTCTTGGAGTCCTTAACTCTCAATTCGCTGGTGCTAATCAGGCTTATCTCGATTCTTATGCTTACAAGCTAGACGTGCTAACCGTGGCTTCTGAGAATGCTAAGGAAACAATCGGAGCAGGACTCATTGACGCATTCGCTCGACTAGGTGGCGGAACAGAAGTGCAAGATGCCGTACGAGCTATCGACAACATCGCCAAGGCGGTCAATGGCGTAACTATGGCCGTTGCTACCGTAGTAGGTGGCTTTGCTAAACTATTTAAGGCACTCGATTTTCTTACTTCATTCGGTGGCCTCACAGGTGCTAACCCTAAGTGGGCTACAAAGGAAGCAGACAAAACCGCCAAGGCAGCTGCAACTACAGCCAAGGTTCAGTACAAGGCTTCTACGGCTCTCACAAAGGCTACAAAGTCCAACACTGCAGAACTTAAGAAGCAAGCCTTAGCAAAGAAGCAGAGCACTCTCTTCGACATGGAGCAGATTCAGATCATCGCTGCCCTCAAGGGCAACATCTCTAAAGAGGAAGAACTACGCCTCAAGCTCCAACTCGCTTTAATCACAGGCAACGAAGACCAAGCGAAGAAGCTATCTGACCAGCTCGCAGACTCTATCGACAAGACAGGCAAGCTAAAGCTCTACATTAACACGCTTCCAACCGCTCCAAACCCTTTTGCAGCTTGGGATACTTTCCTCGACGGTGTTATTGCGAAGGCTCGTTTAGCGGCTTCAATCGGTGGTGGCGGCTCTAATGGTGGGGCAACTATCCCACCGCAAACCAATGTACCGCCTCAAGGCAGCATTCCACCTAGCGGTTCAGACGCATGGGCTAAGGGTCAATCTTGGTGGCGTGAAGGTGGATTCGGTTCTACATCTGCACCAGTAGTCGTACAGATTGACGGCAAGACAATCGCTTCGGCTCTTATGGATCAGTCACTCTCAGGCAATCAGGCCTACGTCAATCGTCGCACTGGTGGCTTTGAGTGAGCCTACCTGCATCCATAGCCGTATCCTTTGACTTTAGCTCAGGAGCGACCTTCGGCTATCCCTTTACTATTGGCGATGAGAAGTACGGCATCCTAGGAGTCGGCACTCTCGGAGCTTCTAGTGTTCCTGTTCCGATTGTGGACTTAACGCCAGACGTAAGGCAGATTACTATTAACCGAGGCTATAGCCCTCAGAGAGCCACCTACGAGGCTGGTAGCGCCGTTGTACGCGTCCTAGACCCTAATTCATACTTCAACCCTCAGAACACCTCATCGCCTTACTACGGCTTTCTAGTGCCTCTACGTAAGTTGCGTGTCTCAGCTACAGTAAACGGCACTGCTCACTTCCTATTCTCAGGCTATACGACAGAGTACCGCTATACCTACCCACAAGGGCAGGAGACAGGCTATGTCGATATTTACTGCTCAGATGCATTCAGACTGTTCCAGCTCGCTCAGGTTGAGACAATCGCAGACTCAGGTGCAGGGCAATCTACTGGCACACGTATCGGCAAGATTCTCGACCAGATTAACTTCCCAGCCAATATGCGCACCCTTGCTACTGGTGACTCTAACTGTCAGGCAGACCCGGCAACGCTACGCACATCCCTTGGCGCACTTAAGAACGTAGAGTTCTCAGAGCAGGGCGCGTTCTTCATCAACGGCTCTGGCACGGCTATCTTCAAGGATAGAAGCGACGTAATCTCATCCATCGCAGCTACTCCTATCGAGTTCAATCAGACTACTGGCATTCCATATAAGAACCTCGTATTCGCCTTCGACGATAAGCTGATTATCAACCAAGCCAGCATTACCCGTATCGGTGGCACTCAGCAATTCGCAGAGAACGTAGCCTCAGCAGAGCGTTACTTCCCACACTCTTATTCTCAGGATAACCTCGTCATCGACACCGATGCCAATGCTCTCAATATCGCTGCAACCTATGTGGCCACACGAGCCGAGACAACTATCCGTATCGACGCTATGACGGTGGACTTGCTAGATCTGGACGTTCCAACCGAGACAATGATTGGGCTGGATTACTTCACCAACTGCCACATCGAGAACGTCCAACCGGACGGCTCTACTATCGTTAAAACCCTGCAGGTGCAGGGATTGGCTTGGGATATTACTCTCAACCGTATGCAGGTAACAGTGACAACACTAGAACCCATCACCGATGGATTCGTTATAGGAAGCACAGAACGCGGTATAATTGGCGTCAGTGCGATGACATACTAGGAGATATACATGGCAACAGGCTTTCCAGCAGCTACAGGTGACATTCTTACCGCTGCGGCATTCAACGGGCTAGTAGCCTTTACCCTCAATGACCAGACAGGCACAAGCTACACCCCAGTCCTTACCGACCAGTACCAGGTGCTCATCACACGATCTAACGCGTCTGCCTCTACTCTTACTATTCCTACCAACGCCTCTGTAGCCTTCCCAGTAGGCACAGTCATCACCGTACTTAATAAGGGAGCCGGAGCAGTCACTATCTCAGGCGCAGGTGGCGTAACAGTCCTCTCAGCTGGTGCCACTGCAGCTTCTCCAGTATTGAACCAATACAAGTCTTGCGCGCTTATGCAGACTTCTGCTAATAACTGGTACGTGGTGGGCGCGATTGCTTAATAACGTTGCTTCTGTTTTCAGCCCTCCTATTGTCGCTTCCGCGCCTTCTTCTGTTGATTATTTAGTAGTCGCTGGCGGCGGCGGTGGTGGTAATAATATTTCCGGCGGCGGCGGTGCAGGTGGTTGCAGATATGGGTCCTCCTTTGCAATTTCTGGTTCATTCACGGTAACTGTCGGCGGCGGCGGTGCAGGTTTTTCTGGTGCTGATATTCAAGGCGCAGGAACTACCGGAACTAATTCTGTGTTTTCATCCATCACTTCAGCCGGTGGAGGATATGGTAACAATGGTGCTGGAGCTGGAGGTAATGGCGGCTCAGGCGGTGGAGTTCGAGGTAGCGGAACAGTAGGAACAGGTAATACGCCTTCAACTTCACCAGCGCAAGGAACAAATGGCGGAGATTCATCTGCTGGAGCTGGCTCAGGCGGCGGCGGTGGTGCTACTGGTTCAGGATTAACAGGTAATAGTTCGGCAGCAGGTAACGGCGGTGCAGGTTATACGACTTCAATCTCTGGATCATCTGTAACTTATGCCGGCGGTGGTGGTGGTGCAGGTTATACGCCATCAAGTATTGCGGCAGGCACTGGCGGTTCTGGTGGCGGTGGAAATGGTGCAGCGGCCGTCAATGGAACTGCATCAAATGGAACTGCTAATTCTGGCGGCGGCGGTGGTGGTGGACCTGCTACATCTGGAGGAACTTCTACAGGTGGCAACGGCGGCTCAGGCATTGTAGTTATTTCTTATCCATCTACTTTTACTGATTTTACTTCTATTGGAGGCGGTCTTACATATATAAAGACTACTTCTGGCGGCAATACAATTTACACATTCACAGCTGGAACTGGAACGGTGACTGTTTAATGGCTCATTACGCATTCCTAGATGAAGACAATGTTGTTACTGAAGTAATCGTCGGCAAAGACGAAACAGAACTCATTGACGGCCTAACACCTGAAGAATGGTACGGAAACTATCGCGGTCAAACCTGCGTTCGTACTTCCTACAATGGCAATATCCGCTACAACTATGCGGGTATTGGTTTCATTTATGATCCGATAGATGACGCGTTCATCGCGCCTATTCCATGTAACCATTCTGAATTATTGCTTAACGACAAGAAACGATGGGAATGCTCCAATGAAGCCCATTCTTTGTAAGGCAGGGCAACAGTTAAGGGAACAAGTCGATGATAGTTACCCAGACCGTGACCGACGTTCCGACGGCTGGATTGGCGACGTGCGTCATTCAGCGCGTGTTAGCGACCACAATCCTGATGAACAGGGTATCGTCCGAGCCATTGACATTGACCGCGATCTCAGCGGAGTATCAAAGCCAGACCTCATGCCTGACCTTGCTGACCAGATACGACTCTGCGCTAAGTCTGGCGATAAGAGAATTGCTTATCTCATCTTTGCAGGAAAGATCGCATCACCTAAGAAGGGTTGGGCTTGGCGTACTTACGATGGGGTTAATCGCCACGACCATCACCTCCATATCAGCTTTACCAAGAAGGGCGATACAGACTCTTCGTTCTTTAATATCCCGATGCTAGGAGGCACACTATGAATATGAAACACCCAGCCGTCGTATCTATCGGCGCATTCCTCGCAGTATGGGGAACAACATCTAACTTCGCATTGGACTATCGTTCAATCCTCGGTGCTATCGTTGCTGGCGTATTCGGGTATGCAACACCTCGCAAGTGACCCTGCAGGACTACGCTGCGATTGTAGTAGCAATCGTGACGGGGCTGACTGGTGTAGCTGCTCTACTTCGCTTTATCATCATCCACTATTTACAGGAACTCAAGCCCAATAGCGGCTCTTCCATTAAAGACCAAGTTAATCGTTTGGAGACACGCGTAGATAAAATCTACGAATTGTTACTTAATAAGGGAGAATAAAGCCATGGCAAGGAAGCGACCAGTAATTGACCTCGATACCTACAGCGCGCTAGATGCTTATGCAATCGCGTTAAACGAGTATTACAAGTCACTCAAACGCGCTGGCTTTAGCGAGAAGCATATCTTCTGGCTTATTTCAGATCGTGAATCGTTCCCTGATTGGATAATCCCTAATCTGCCTAACAAGATAGATAACATCCCATACGAGGACGATGACGAGGACTAATGAAGCGAATCCTGATAATCCCAGACCTACAGATTCCTTATCACGATGAGGCAGTAGTACGGAACGTAATCAGATTTAGCAAGACATTCAAGGCAGACCAGACCGTAACCCTTGGTGACGAGATGGATATGCAGGAGCTAGGGCGATGGTCAGAAGGTAAGGCAGATTGGTTCGCCCAGACCCTAGACGAGAACCGCAACCTCACAGTAGATATTCTCTGGGAACTAGGCGTGAGCGATATGATCCGTAGTAATCACACCGACCGGCTCTATAACCAGATAAGTAGCAAGATTCCAGCCTTAGGCTCACTCCCAGAATTGCGCTTCGAGCGATTCCTCAAGATGGACGAGCTAGGAATTAAGTTCTGGCGGGACGATATGCCTATTGCGCCTAACTGGATAGCAGTCCATGGTGACCACACCCCTATCAAGCCACAGGGGGGCTTATCAGCCCTAGAAGGGGCTAGGAGACGCGGAAAGAACGTCATTAGTGGTCACACCCACAGAGCAGGGCGTTCGGCCTTTACAGAGGCCACAGGAGGCCGCGTAGGGCGTGTTCTGCAGGGCGTAGAGGCTGGTCATCTTATGGATACCCGTAAGGCGAGCTACACCAAGGGAGTCATGAACTGGCAGCAGGCTTTCGCCATCATGTACGTCAAGGATAAGAACGTGCAGGTGGATCTCATTCACATTGAAAAGGATGGAACGTTCATTGTCTCAGGCAAACGACACGGCAAACCACGCCGCTAGCCCTGACCTAGGCGATGAGCAGGTTGATTATATCGTTATCAAACCGTTATCAAAATATGCTTTACACCGTACACCGCTAAGGTAAAGTTCTCTTCGTAGTCGAGATACGGCTACGGAAAGGGCAACATGAGCTTCTTCTATATCTTCCTACTTCTAGCCATTGGCGCGGTTGGTGGCTACATGATCGGACACGACACAGGCTACGAAGAGGGCAACCTCGACGCAAGAGCAGAACTTCTAGGTCAGCGATGAACGCCGGTGACTTCCTTACTGAAGCAAAAGCAACTATTCAAGACCGCGGAATGGACTACGGTCACCCAAGCGACAATATGCAGCGAACCGCACGACTTTGGTCTGCATACCTCGAAATGCCTATTACAGACTACCAAGTGGCAAATTGTATGGCATTGGTCAAGCTCGCTCGGAGTATGGAAACGGCAAAGGTCGATAATTACATCGACGGAGCAGCATATATGGCAATAGCAGGACAACTACACACAGAGGAGAACGAGCTATATGTTTAATTGGCAGGAATTAGAAGACTTGAAGAAGGCGGCACTAGACCGCGACGCATATCAGGAAGTCATCGTGTACCAATGCGAGCAGCTTCTACGCGAGTTGAAGTCACTCGGCTGGAAGCTAAAGGAGATTAACGATCGTGGCGCACTTTAATCTGGATGATTATGAGACGGTAGAAGAGCGTCTCATTAAATACTGGAAGGATAACCCAGGAGGCAGAATACAAACGTCCCTCTTGGAATACAGCGCATCTCGATTTATTGTCTCGGCAGCGGTCTTTAGAAAGGCGGATGACGCTGCACCTTGGGCTACTGGATTGGCGGAAGAGACGGTTCAAGGTCGCGGGGTTAATGCTACTTCTGCGCTTGAAAACTGCGAGACTTCTGCAATCGGTCGTGCTCTGGCTAACGCTGGATATGCCACAAAAGGAAAACGACCTACTCGCGAGGAGATGGCGAAAGTAGCCTCTGGTGAAGCTGCTAAGACAGCCATCGCTCTTGCCAAGGCAAAGATGGCTCAGACCAGCGGAGAATATGTCCCAGTAGCTAAGGAAGATGATCCATGGACTATTCGTGAGGCTGCACCAGTAGCGACGGTGGACGAGGCGGTTAATATCGTCAAGGACATTATAGGAGCAACGACTGAGAAGGATATTCCTCGATGCTCTAAGTGCCACGACCACAAAGAGATGACGTGGAAAACCGGCGTCTCTGGCAAAACCAAGAAGCCTTGGGGCAACTTCTCATGCTGGACTTGCAAGGACGTGATCTGGTACGAGATTGCAGCCGATGGCTCTTGGCAGCCTCAGAAGAATAAGTGGTGAATCATGGGACACCTAGAGTTTATGAACCAAGACGGTGAATGGGAGAAGTTTCCAAGCGATGAGGAACTCGCGACCATTAAGAAGCTTATAAATGCTCCGGTTGTGCATCCACCTATCTACCCTTCAATCACAACAGTCTGCCACCTATGCAACGAACCATTCCCTATGGAGAGCATTGTGATCACCGGCGGTAATCCAGTAGCGGGCTACACTTGGAGTTGTCCCAAGTGCCATGCTATAACTAGCACAGGGAAGGCATAACCAGAATGCCATCTCAATCACGCAAACACAGAGGCTTCAGAACCGAGCGGGTCGTTGCTGAGTACCTTCAGCAATGGTGGTCTGGGGCCGCTGTGGGGCGTGGCAACGGTAAAGACATAGTGAATATCCCTATGGACATAGAGGTTAAGGCGCGGACAGCCTTTCAGCCGTTGGAGTGGTTGCGCCAGAGTCGTAAGCGCACGGAGAAGAACGGCGAACTCAACGTCGTTGTGTGCCGTATGAATGGACAGGGTGAGGATGCGGCGGAGTATCTAAGCTTCTTGAAGTTCAGCGACTTGGTGCAGCTACTCATTAAAGCCGGTTACACAGATTTCCAAGCCGACACTGATAAACTTGAGCCAGTGTATTGCCACTGCGGTAATACGATCATGAAAGGCTCACCATGTCACGTCTGCGAGAAGCTCGATAATGCCCAGCTATGAGTTTGAGTGCTCGAACTACCAGTGCGAGGCTAACGTACACATAGACAGGGCAGTTACCAAGGCAGACCTAGAGGCGTTGGAGTGTCCTTTCTGCCATGACTATATGGAGCTGATTTACGCTAATGCCGAGATATGACTTTAAGTGCGAAATATGCCAAGGACAAAGTGAAGTAATGCGCAGGTTCGACGATCCTGACTGGAACGTTGCCCCTATGTGTTGCTCAACGCCTATGAAAAGAGATTACTCAAATGACTTTCAAGGATTTATCCCAACCGCTGGAATGTACTCAAGAGATAAACGGTAATCCAGAACCTGTGGATAAGTAGGGGCAAAACATGCGAACACGCTCACGACACGCCCAAGTTATCCACATGCTTGACAGCCATGGTATGCTTTCCGGCGAAAGCCCATCAAGGGCTTACCGCGAGCCGCTTAAGCGGCTAGCTCGCGGGGTCGCCATCGCATTGGTGGGAGCTATGTCTTTCGGCGCGGTGCCTGCAGATGGTATTTCAATAGACGCAATAGAACCTAAACATTACATAAAACTTCACTACTCATTAGATCAAGCTAAATGCTTAATTACGTTATATGGAAAAGAATCAGCATTCAATAGAAAAGCCATAGGAAATGAAGACGGAATTAACAAAGCTTACGGAATACCACAGCTGAAGAGTAAGTTCATTAAGGACTTAAGTGCTAATAAGCAGATAGACTATGGTATGAAGTACATAGAGCATAGGTATAAAGGCAAGCCTTGCCTAGCATTAGCGCATAGTAAGAGAGTGGGTTGGTACTAATGGAAAAACTATTAATATGTGCTACTTGGTTAATAGTATGGGCAGTCTTAACTAATGCACATAAGGATAAATGATGGCATCTAAGAAAGGTGACCCACGTCTTAGCCGTAAGTACAAAGAGGTAAGGCTTAAGGCTCTAGCTAGAGACGGTTACACTTGTTACTATTGTGGCAATGAGGGCAAAGAGATGACGATAGATCACATCATTCCAGTGAGCAAAGCACCAGAGTTAGCGATAGATATCAACAACATGGTCACGGCGTGTAAGAGCTGCAATAGTAGTAAGGGTTCACGCTCACAGGGCGTTTTTTTAGAG